ATCGCGAGCATGTGCTCTCCCTGCCCACTTAAGGGCCTCATTTGTCCCCTTTGGGACGTTGTGTACCACACCACCGAGATTGGTAGCGTGGCATCAGCCCGGTGTTAATGAGACACCGGAAGACAGCCCTAATCCCTGGGCGCCAGGATGTGTGGTGTTGTCGTAGCACCAGCAGCACGGCGGTTTCCTTGGGGTGGAAACCAGCTGAAAGACCCTGCATGCTCAGCATGCTTACACTCCACCTGTCCCCAGATGGAGAGAGTTGCCCTTAACCCATGGGCCCACGGGGGTTGCTTGGACACCCAAGCGCAGTGAGCTTTGGATTCAAGGTCTTGCGACCTTCAGAGGTAAGCTCATGGCCCCCTGGGTGAACTTGTTTCTTCAAGACCTTGCGGTCTCTAGGAGAGTAGTTCTAACTCACCTGATGGGGGTATTGTTCTCGCCGCCTCCCACGCGGCATATCCCAGGTTCCTATGGCTCTGGGCGCGCCCCTCTTGTGAGAGGGGCACTCGGCTTTTTTAGACATCTAATGATCCGCAGATCACTAGACTGTAAAGCCGCAAACTGCTTCCTTCCGGGCCGGAAGCTAGCATCACAGGTCCCAGCATAGTGACTCACGTCCCGCGCAGCAGTACGTGTTCACCATGCCAGGGCTTCCCATACACCGAAGTGTATGAAACCCTGTGAGGTGTGCTAACGCACACCTTGCCTCCCCTATTCCAGTCGGGGCTGACTGTCCACTATCACTGGCCAGTGGCTGGCATCCACTGGTTGCTGCATAGACCCTCCCCGAAGGGATACTATCTATGTGCTCAACCAATGGCATGGAGGAATGTCTACCTCCATGTCGCAGCTGCTACAATCCGTAGCTGCAACATGGAGACCATGTTACAGCTACGGCGACCGCAGCTAGGTGCCTGGTACTTACTATCGTACTCTCGTGGTATCTTCAAACACATCCGCATACACTACCTACTATGTAGTCAGATGTATTTCTACACCTAACTACACATGGTACTCATGTATGTTTCTTGTGTTGTGGTTGTTCCCACTCAAAGGCTGGATGGCTTCTTCGCAGGCCATCATGCTACACCATAGGATATACGCCATGTATTGCTACACTGTATACCCTAGAACATACTCTGTACATAGTCTAGAACTACATACACAGTAATTGTTCACCTGATCAGAGCGTGTGGTGTATAGGGCAGGGGTTACCCACACCACACTCGCATTAAAAAAGGGTTACCATATAGGTAGGAGTGGGTTGCGCGGCTCGCTCGGGTCACCCTCGGTTTGATCGACCGGGGTGGGCTCCGAACAGAGAGGGGACCCCTCAAGTCGTGCATTAATAACCTGGTCTCACTCCACTATATATCTATTTTCTTTCTGTTATAGGCGGGATAGCTTGTTTGGTCTCAACCTACTATCTATCTTTTCTTCTTCACTATGAGGTGGCGGGCCCGGTCTTGCCCAACTATCTATCTCTGCTTCATCATCACGAGAGGCTCTAGCCCAGCTACACCTGCTCTACACCCACTCTCTGTCAGGATCTGACCGGGGTGGTCTACACCAGGTGATTTGGCTTTTCTAAACCGCGCGCAACCTAATTTTATAATTAAAGCTTGTTTCTACCCCGCGTGAGATAATCTTTTACCTAGGAGGAGGCCATGCTTTCCAACCCAGACCTTTATGAGTTGTCTACTGATGTTAACCAAGTATTACTGAAGGCCAAGTCACTACTTGGCCTTAACATGCTCAGGTTCAAGCACTTAGTGGATGCTTCCGAGAAGAAGTTCGACTGTACATATGCGCGTCTAACCCGGCGCCACTTTTCCGAGCAGAAGCAGACTGAATTGTCTCTTCTAAAGGCTTACAGAGATTCTATTGATGCCTTGCTTAGCAAGGCATCAGCAATGCAGGATGAAGAGGAGCAGCTATGCGATTGATGGTGGTTTCAGATGGTACCCCTAAGGGTACACGTATTGTGAATGCAGACACTAGAGAGCCGATCATAGGGGTGGAGAGCGTGACTTGGAGTTGTTCCGCGGATAGCGAGGCGGACGCGCTAATCCACTTGATAGGTGTGCCCTGTGAAATCACTGCTAAGGCTGGTATGATGTTGATTGACGACAGCTTCCCCGTTGGAGATGAACCTGGGGATTATATAGATATCAGCCAACTACTCAAGAGCACCCATGTCTGATTCACTTTCTGTAGCTGCTCCTACCAGGGAGCAGCTCATACAAGAGCTACAAGCTATCAATCCTACTTACAGCAACTACTTGGATACGCTTAGTCCTGAGAAGAGACAGCGTATCCAAGCATCCGTTGCAGGCATGCGTACCGGGCTACATACAGTAGCCCCTACGATGTGTATGGGGCCGAAGAAGTGTCTGTTCGTAGAACACTGCCCTATTCCTCCGAAGGATGAATTTGGTGCGCCGGTCTTCAACGCCAAGGGTGACCAGGTTTATGGTTCGGAAAAGGAGTATCCTATTGCGCGGCCCTGTGTCATGGAAACGTTCTACATGCAGCAGAAGATCGTGGACTATGTTATGCACTTAGGGGTTAATCCTGCGAATCCTGTTGAGATGAGCATAGTGAATGAGTTAGCGTTGATTGATCTATACAAGAATCGGGCTTTGATTGTCTTATCCAAGGGTGATAAGAGTGGGCAAGGTCAGGACTTCCTTAGAGTGGACATAACGGGTTTTTCTGATAGTGGCGCGACTACTCAGACTACTACTTTGCATCCTGTAGCTGATTATCTAGACAAGCTAGAAAAACGCAGAGAGAGATGGCTAGACAAGCTAGTAGAGACCAGGAAGAGCAAGGTAGATGCCGCGCATAAGCTTGGTAGTACGGATAACGACAGTATTGTACTTAGGGAGCTTAAAGAGTTGCGCGCGGCTCTTAACTTGATAACCGATAATGCTGTAGATTCTAATGACATCCTTGAGGTGCCACTTGATGACTAAGAAAGAGTTCGCTATGAATCCTTTCTCTGATATCGATAGTTGGATGGATGATGAGGATACAGAGGAAGTCTGTTCTGACGCTGATGGTATGGAGGCTGTGGTTGAGTATGTAGCAGAGCCCCCTGATGAGGGGGCTCTGTTCTATGCCTCTGAGAACCCTCTGGGGGTGCCTTGGGAGCAGTATTACTTGATAATGGGCGCGCGACAATCTCTAGTAGAGCAAGGTTATATACCTTTACTAGGAAAGGATGATGGTAAGTGGTGCTTTAGGATTTATGGTTACTTCTATCCTGAAGCAGATATCATGGGCGTGCCTGTAAAGAATATTCCATCGGTTATTCCTAAGGTTTTCTAATAGATGCGCGGCAACCAACTCTTAGCTAATGCAATACTCTTAGACTCTGAGACTACTTCTCTCAAGAGACAGTCGGGTATTATTGAGGTTGCTACATATAACCTCAAAGATAAGAAGGTTACTGAGTATCTACTCAAGCCGCAGCTGGTCATTGCGTCACAGCATATTGGTGGGCAAGATGTAACGCGACTTACATCCAGCTCCATGGATGTGCACCAGATTGTTTCTGGTATTCATGGATGGAGAGATTTGCTCGCTGCTCAGGCTCACTTCGAGTACGGGGTAAGTCGTTCTGATACCAAGGCAGTAGAGAAAGCTCTAGAGATAAACAACTACTATGCCTGGAAAAATATGGGTGGTGCGGGGTTTATGACCGACCCTAATAGAGTGATCAAGTTCCCCCATATGTTAGGGCAAGTAGAGTCTGCTCAGGCTACATATGAACGCAAAGTAAAGATGGGTCTTGATAAAGTTTATGATCTAGGCAAGCATATCTCGATGCAAGAGTTATTAGCACCTGGTTCGGAGTTTACGGAGTCTCTAAAAGGAAAGACTGTATGGATTGCGAATGCGCCGTTTGAATGCCTCGGGGCAGATACTCTTGTTGAGTTGGCTGATGGAAGTATTGTAGAACTGCAAGACGTAGCTGAAGGTTCAGCTATCGGTGGAACTAGTCCCATAGACGCACCATATAGAGAGTTTTCCATCGTAGAGACGAGCGCCCCAATTAACAAGGGTTTGCGCGCATCTTATTTAGTCAAGCCAATGTATGGAATGCCTACAAAGGCTAGCGCTAAGCATCTTTGGCTTACTCAAAGGGGATGGGTCGAGACTCAAGATCTGACTACTGATGACTGGTTGTTGAGGAGCTTGAACAAGCTAGATATTCCAGATTCTGGTCTATTTAGTCAGGAAGAGTTGGAACTAGTAGGCTGGTTTATTGCCGAAGGACTACTCAAAGAATTTCCCCAAGAGATATTACGCTGCTCGAATAGAGAGTTAGGTTTTGTCTTACACGAGATATATGCGCCAGGAGGAAATGTGCTTTGGACTACTTCCAAGCGACTCTCTGAGCAGTTAGTTTTAATTTGGGGCCGCTTTGGAATTCCTGCATTATGGGAGTCGAATAATGAACTTTCCTTCAAGGTCACCATTCCGACAATAACTCAAGAGTACCCTGATTTCATTTGGACGCCAATTGTTAAGATCGAGCCTATTGGTGAAATTGAAGTTTGGGACGTAGAGACTTCTAGCCAAGAGCTGATCGCTAACGGTTTAGTGGTACATAACTCGAAACAATTCGGCGCTCAGATTGGAGGTATGCGCGCTGCAGGGCAATCTATAGGCCTGGACGGAATTTTTGAAACCCGAAGCGCCATATCTCCAGATCCCTTTTATGTCACTGGTATAGAAGTGAATGCTGCCAGGGCTTATTCGCAGATCAGTGGAGACTGGACTGAGACTTGGAAGGCATATGTAAAGCACACACCTAAAGCAGGAGAATCTGCTGTTAGAGATGTTCAAGATGTGACGCGCGCGTTTATGTCTTATGGTAGGAAGCTAGGGCTCACAAAGGCCTCTAATGAGTATTTTGGCACTGGGGTGGATCTCACCTATAGGTTGTTCGGCTCGCTTGACCAGGACCCTACCAAGGCCCTGGAAGCATTAAAGACAAAAGAGGTACACAGAGCAGCAGAAGACGTTACTGTCTCTGAAAGTTTGGTGTTAGAGCGGGCCGTCAAGTACACCTCAGCCCTCCAAGAGGCAAGCGAAGGTACCACCGTTGGTAAGCAGCTTCTAGAAGAAGCTGCTCAGGGTAAAGGTTTATTGAGTGAGGCCGCGCAATACTTTGCCAGGATTGACTACGTTACTGGTGAGATACAAAGAACTAACTTAGTAAAGCGTTTAACAAGAGCGCAGGAAGACATTCTTACTCAGGGTAAGACATACCAAACTCTTGGTGCGTACGACACTATGGGTATCTCTTCTATCACCGCTAGTGGTGACGAAGTAGACGTTTCTATCGCTAAGACTGCTAAGCAAGAGTTCGACAATATGGATGATGTCGTACAGTTTCTTACCAAGCAGAAGAGCTACTCTCAGTCTGCGCATACACCAGAACAGATATGGAAGAGACTAGAGAAGCATGTAGCTGTTACTGGTAAAGATGGATTGGGAGAATTTGAGCGGCTAGAAACGCAAACCACTATTGGTGGAGAAGATGTTGGTTCAGTAGAGGCAAAGGTTATTGCTGATGCTGATCACATAATGGGATTGAAGAACAAATATCTGGACGATCTGGTTTCAGGAAAAAGGGGCGCGCATCTTTTAGAAAAGGCCGCGGCGTATGCCTCTACTAATATGTGGGGCAAGGTTGGGGCGGGAGTCGCCACTGCAGCTGCAGCACTAACGGCTACTGGTGCTATCTGGCAAGCCATGAATGGTAGACATGAACGCTTCAATGAGAACTCACCTTCTATTGTTTCCTACAACTTTAGAGAGTGGCAACAGAAGCAATCCCAGTTCTATGGCACTAGGCCTGCACTGACTACTATGGATGGTTTGGCGCCTACTGGTATAGCGGAGCAGAAGCGTGCTCAGGCTACGGACTTTGGTTCTCCTTATAAAGGACCCTCTGTTAGCTTAGGTATTCTTGCCAATCAGGATGAGCTAGAGAAGGAGCGAGAGAAGTGGGTGCGTTCGCAGTATGGTGCTGGACAAGCTAAGGGTGGGGTAACGAACCCTTACGAAGCTTTGGGGGGCTTCATGCCCAAGAGCAATGCCTTCATTCAGGGCGCTACTTTTACGCCGTATAATGGTGAGCTAGGGTTGAGAGGCAACCTAATGACTCTTAACCTTACAAAAGGTGGGTGGAAGGTTACTGCTGAAGACGCAGACACTATTACCGTAAAGAGAGGCGGACTAAGGGGAGCAGTAGCTAGCTTCTTTGGGTTGAACCGTGGCTACACGTTCAGAATGGCTGGAGTAGACGCTCCAGAGGTTAGCCATGGCAGCGAATCCTTCCATGCGCCTCAGCCTGGAGCTGATGATGCCGCTGTGGCCTATAGGAATCTTCTGAAGGGCGCGCACAATCTCTCTCTGGTATTCAACCCAGCAGATGCTTCTTACGGCCGTATGTTAGGTGCAGTGATTGCAGATGGCAAGAACTTGAACTTCGAAACAGTAAAGATGGGTATTACTGCGCACTTACCCTTCGGTAAAGCAGAAGAAGAGATGATAGACCGGGGAGTATTTAAGGCCGCTGAGGATCAAGCATTCCGGGCTGGCCGTGGGATCTGGGCCCACCCATGGGCCCAGATCTACCATGATTTCTCCGAAGCTTCAGGTAGCAGGATCACGTTCAACACGTTCTCCCGTAGAGAAAGAATTGCAGAGAACAATACAGAGATGCGGTTGATAACTTTAATGGAGACTGCAGAAGCTCAGGGGTTTGCATCTAATGTCAACCGGATGCAAGCCTTGGAACTTGCGCACAATTTTGACTACAACTCAGATTTCGTAAAGCCACATATCTTTGATGTATCCGTCTCTCCACAAGGAGCATATCAGCAAAACCTGATGTTGGATGCTTCTGATTACATGAGAACAAAAGGCACAGGAGAACAGCCCAATAAGTACTCAAGAAGAGGCGGTTACGGAGAACTGGATTCGACTATGGTGCTAGACTCTATGTCTAGCACCAATAGTGTATGGAACAAGAGAAAGCTTCAAGCTTTCGAAAGCTATAATGTAGAAGATAGAGCAAGAAGAGAGAGAAAAGAGAGAATGATGCAAGAGCAACAAAGAATAAACCAACAGTTCGGAGTAAGTCCGATCAACCACTATAGGATGTAACTATGTTCCTTGCTAATTATGCTATTCAGGGATTCTTCGAGACCTTGGGTGCTGATACTAGGGCCTCTGGAAGTGCTGATGTTAAATACGAGAGAGAATGGCTTGGTACCAGGGTTAAGTGGAACAAGAATGGATTTCCAGATCTAGCTAATCCTGCTGGAGCTTTCTCTAGTGTAGGTAAGTTGTCTGGTTGGGGTCTGCTCATGAATATGGTTGGACCAGCTTCTTTGGCTACTAGTATATCTGCTGGTTACGCTATGGATGGCATAGGTGGCGCTTTGAAGGCTGGAGCAGTCGAGATTTCTACGGATGCAGCGGCGCACCATTTCTACTACAAAGGCGCTACTGCTAAAGCTGGAGAGCTACTGCGTCCAGGATTGATTGAAGGTGTATTCAATGGCTTGCCTAGGAAAGGCATAATGGGTCGCGCCATGAACACGGCTGCTTGGGGTGGTTTGTCTGTCGCTGGAAATCTTGGCGGCTTTGTCGGTGGCTCTATTGGTAGCTCCTTAGGTGGAGCCGTAGGTGGAAACTATGGCAGCTTCTCTGGTGGTATTGTTGGTACCCTTGCAGGTAGCTATGCAGGTGCTGCTGCTGCCTCTGCATTAATGACTCCTCAAGGCATGGTAGTTGGTGGTTTAGCAGCAGGTACAGCTATAGCTGTAGGTTCTGCGGCAGCTGTAGGGTATGGTGCTTATACAACTTTAAAGGCAGGATACAGATATAGACAGATGCAGAAGGGTATTCACACTAGTGGTTCTTTAGCTGCATTCGATATGCAAGGCGCACAGACTATGCGTGGTAGGGCTGTGCAGGCGATCCATAAAAGTCATCTGAATTCGCGCCAAGCGCTCGGTCAAGAGGCGTCACTACTCAGCTACCCTTCTAGGAACTATCATTCAAGATACCGCGCTGTATGATTTCGATGTATGGAAAGATAGGATTTTAATATGGCAGAAGTACCACAGAGACTGAAGCAGATAAGAGAGAAGCTATATACGAGCAACGAGTACAACGTTGAGTATCAGAGCACTACAGCTGTACTACCTCCGGGAGATGTTGAGTATCTTCGGGCTAATTACGGGATAAGGACCGATAGAAACAACATGTGTATCAACTGTCAAGCAAGACAGTTGATCAAGTACTACGGAGAGAAGACAGAAGAGTTGGCCGCAAATCAGTTTCATATACGTTGCGAAGGTGTACCAAAAAGCTTAGACATTACTAGAGAAGCTTTAGATGGCATAATAGCGACAAAGAATCTGGAGAAAGAGCGCGCACTACTTTATCTCAAGAGTACTAAAGACCCAGTAGCTTGGTGTTCCTTGATGTTTGGTTTTAAGGACTCTGATGCTAAATGGCATTTGAGACCCTACCAGAAAGAACAGCTTAGATGCTCGTCTTTGCGTATGGTTCTTCGAATGGGGAGAAGAGCTGGCAAGTCGTTCTTAGTTGCTTTGAAGCTGCTTTATCTCGCGTTCAACAAGACTTATTCGAAGGGTTCGGATAGTAACGGCAGAGAGATACTCTCTGGTCCTGAGATTATGATTATTACCCCCTACCAGTCTCAGATTACTAACCTCTTCAACGAGATGGAGAAGTTGCTTAAGCGTAATCAAGAGCTTGCTGGGCAATGTTCTAGTGGTACTGGTGGGGGGTTGTATGTTAAAACTCCATTCTTCAGAATGGAGTTTCAGAATGGAGCAAAGATTAGCGGTTTCGTGTCTGGAGTTGGCATAAAGAGTGACGGTGTTGGCGGTGGTACTATGCGCGGCCAATGTTTGCCAGTAGATACTAGAATAATTATGGCCGATGGCTCTTTCAAGAGGATTGATTCTCTTAAACTTGGAGACAAGGTTTTTTCGAAGACCTTGGATGGTAAGGACACCGTTGGAACAGTTTCTCATCTTTTTGACAAAGAGATTAAAGACGAATATGTTGTCACGCTCGCTTCTGGTCGAAAAGTCAGGGCCTCAAAAGATCACAAGTTGCTTGGCAGCTATCATTCAAAAACCCATAGGCACCGATTGCTAGATCAAGAAAAGTTCTTCCTGCAAGAAAAACCTCTTGAGGAGTGGAAACCTGGAGAATATCTAGCAACAACAACAAGTGCTCCAGAGAGGAGTTCATCAGACTTAACAGATGATGAAGTTTATTTTTCTGGACTGATGACAGGTGATGGCTGTTGTACACGAAGAGCTTGTGAGACAAAGTCGTTAAGTTTTTCTGCTGGATACCCAGAAGTAGTTCTAGGTTTCATACATTTGTCCAGTATGCTTGGTCTTGTGGCTAGACCCTCTGTTTCGAAAGTTTCTAACTGCACTAATATAAGGATTAGTGCTCGGAATTATTCAGAGGCGGCGGAAATTCTCTCTAAGGCTGGAATTCTTGGTTGTGGTGCCGAGACAAAGCAACTGGATGATAGATTGCTTTTCTTACCAGAGGCTCAACGAAAACTTCTTGTTGGTTCACTTATTACAACTGATGGGTGGATCTATACAAATGATCAAAAATTTGAAATTGGTTATGTTTCCACTTCACGAAAGCTTGCGGAGCAGGTTCAGTTTATTTTTCAGAGTTTTGGTGTCGGAGTTTCTCTGAGAGAGAAGCCTATACACGGTCATCAAACGCAGTATGTAGTATCTGTTAAGAGCGTTAGAGGCGTTCAAAAGATACTACCTGGTATGAGAACACTAAATAAGTCGGCGCAACAGGAGCGTGCACTTTTGGCAGCATCTCTCAAACGAGATGGAACTTCTGGACTACATGTTAATAGTATTTATCTTGATCGTATTGTGAGTATTGAGAAGCAATCCCCTATTCTAATGATGGATATTGAGGTAGGTGATACTAGTAACTTTATCTTGGAAAATGGTGTAGTTGTTCACAATAGTGCCGATATAATCTACCTAGATGAGATGGACATGATTCCAGAGGATGTTCTGGATAAGGTAATCATCCCAATTCTTGCCACTACAGATGAAGTTATGTTGATTGCTACCTCTACGCCTATTGGTAAGCATGGACGATTTAGGAAATGGTGTCTGGAACGTCTAGACTTCAAAGAAGATCATTACCCCTCAACAGTACTCCCTCAGTGGGATACTCTAAAGACAGAAGTCAGAGCAGAGAACAGTGAGGAAAGCTTCAGAGCAGAGTATATGGCCGAATTCCTTGATGGAGCCTATGGTGTCTTTAAGCCTACTTATGTTTATGGGGCGCGGCAGGACTACAGATACGAAGATTGTGAGTCTCCCCGCTGGTGGCACGAGGAAGCCAAGGTCAAGGAGACCAGCCAACTCATTAAGGTAATAGGTATCGACTGGAACAAGAATGCTGGTACGGAGTTCGTAGTAGTAGCTTATGACCCTGCTTCTCACCGGTGGTTTGTTATTGAGTCAGTCAACTTGACTGTAGGTAGTTTCTCTTCTGCAAGATGGAAGGAAGAGGTGATAAGGCTCAACTACAAGCACAAGCCTGAATACATCTATGCTGACGAAGGGTATGGACACACTATTATCGAGGACTTGAAAGTAATCGCGCACGCTACTCAATTAAAGGCAAACAAGGATAGGCGCGATTTGGAAACTGTGAAGTTGTTGGATCGCTTAATAGCTTTTAACTTCTCATCCAAGGTCGAGCTGGTAAGTCCTATTGATGGTGCCCAGGTAACAAAGACTGGCAAAGAGTATCTGGTAGAGAATGCTATACGTATCTTCGAGGATCAACGGATTTGGTATCCGGAGTCGGACGATGTATTGCGTAAGCAGCTATTGAATTATATAGTGCTGCGTCGCTCTATAACGACTAATAGGCCCGTCTATGGATGCGAGAATAGCAACATAGGGGACCATAGATTGGACGCGCTAATGCTTGCATTAGCGGGTCTATCGCTAGAGTTCTCTATCTACTCCAAGAAGAGTACGCCGATGAGCGAGCCAGCCTTCCTGCCGAAGGCAGACCTAGATGCAAGAAGTGCTCTGAAGCAGGGCAAGAGTGCACTAGAGTTGTTGAAGGATAGGTCAGCTGCTCCAGATAAGTTCGGGCGTTCTCAGTTTGCCATGCACCAAGATGATTTCTTGAAGACTGTATCTGATCGTAAATCTGCTGGAAAGGGTATCCATAGAAGAGGTAAGATGGACCAGCAGCAAAGTCTCTTTGGTGAGATAGCAGAAAGAGCCAAGGATTATCGAGGATATGCTACGGATACCGAGCACCTGTACCAGGAATCGAAGCCAGGCATAGTGCAGTCTAGAAGAGCCAGAGAGAGAGGCAATAGGAGCTGGAGGAGGTAGAGATGGGGAAGATGGGAATGATAGCCGTGGCCCTAGGCTCACCGGTTGAAAATATTGGTAGATCAGCTTTGGCTAGAGCTGTTCGTGGTTTTTCTGGCGAGATGGCAAGTGGTGCAATGCCTCTACCTGTGCTGGGGGCTGGTGCAGAAGTCTCTGCGGCTGCAATGAGGGCTCCTATACGACTAAGCGGCAATAACACAGTATCAGAGATTCCTGTCTCTAGTAGAGGTAGTAGAGGTAGTAGAGGCTTGATTGATCGTGGCGGGTATAAGGGTACGGGTCCGTTGCCAGAAGCTGGAGTTAAAGGGATGATTCAACAAAGCAGGGCAGCAAGAGTAGCTTCTGGTGCTGGCTATCGATCAGATGTAGGTACTTCTGAAATAAGTTCTATTCTGTCTTCAGATGCTTTTATGGCTCCAGAAAATGTTCGCAATATGGCCGCAACAGCTGGTCCTTTTAGGACTGGACAGCCTGCTCTTTCTCCGGGAAGTTCAGCAGGGTATTCTGGTCCTTTTAGGACTGGACAGCCTGCTCTTTCTCCGGGAAGTTCAGCAGGGTATTCTGGTCCTTTTAGGACTGGACAGCCTGCTCTTTCTCCGGGAAGTTCAGCAGGGTATTCTGGTCCTTTTAAGACTGGACAGCCTGCTCTTTCTCCGGGAAGTTCAGCAGGGTATTCTGGTCCTTTTAGGACTGGACAGCCTGCTCTTTCTCCGGGAAGTTCAGCAGGGTATTCTGGTCCTTTTAGGACTGGACAGCCTGCTCTTTCTCCGGGAAGTTCAGCAGGGTATTCTGGTCCTTTTAAGACTGGACAGCCTGCTCTTTCTCCGGGAAATCCTATGCAGAATATGCCTGGCGCCAAAGCTGTTTCGAGTAATAACCCAAAAACTTCTATTGTCTCCTCAGGTGCCGATCTCATGGCCGGCTTAGCGGGTGAGCTTGCCTTTGGTGCTATTGGCGGTGGCGTGGTTGGCGGGGGCGTTTCCTACCTTTCCGGTGGTGAGTTTGGCCAAGGTGCTATGGTAGGTGCTATAGCTGGTGCTGGTTTGGCTGGCGGCTATCATGGTGCTCTAAAGCTAGGACAAGCAGGTATTGAAGGCTTCTCTCCAAAGATAGCAGCAGCAACTGCCAATTTCCAAGATGCTAATATAAGAAGGGGCGCCTTCCTTGGGGGCGCAATGCTTGCCGGTGGTGTATTCGGTGGTAATAGAAGTCATCGCCGTGGTTTCAATAGTAGCCGCGGCAACACTATTAACCACTGATTAATTGGAGTACTGATGGGTTTAGCTTTCTATGACTCTGAACAGGAAGTGTTTGGCGCCGATCCTCTAAGGTCTTTTACGGATGGACACTTAGGAGAGGTGTACGAACAAATCATTTATTTGCGTAATGATGATCCCGCCACCTACTACACTAACCTTGTGTTGTCTTATATAGTCGTCGCTTACGACGACTTGGGTGAATTTGGTACCACTGGGTGGGGTATTAAGTTTATGTATGGTCAGCGTAGACCTACTGAAGCAGAATGGGATCTTGTAAGGTCGGGCGACCCCATTTCACTTCCAGATATAGGTACAACTACATTAGCTGATATTAGTACCTTCCACCCTATATGGGTAAGAATAGTGTGCCCCGGAGGTACAGCTGCTCAGTTAAGGGAAAATCAGAGGCTTGAACTTACCTACTATCCGAGAATGGTAGGTGCTTGATGCGTTTTCCAGAACCTAAATCGGGGCTTCCTAGGGAAGCTACTGATGGTCTCTATAATCTTGAGTTCTTGCCAGAGAGCTTGAGTCTGAATGATTTTATTCAGGATGCTGATCAAGAACGCAAAGAAGTTCAGGATAGTCTGAGGGAAAAGATTCTTGCGCCGACTCTTCCCGGTGGCAGCGTTGGTAAGAACGGAGTGCCAAAACCTCTCACCGCTAAGGAAGCAGAAGAGGTAGACCGAGTGATAGAGACGCAGCGCGCGGATATCGCGCGCACACGCCAGCGTATCGCCGAGACGAGAAGCTTTATAGATAATGTGGCCGCCCCAAAGGGCGGCCCAGAGCTTTCGTTCAAGCTAGACATCTCTCGTAAGCCAACACTACGTAGAGCAGTAAAGAAAGTGTTTGGTAGGAAGACCGATGAGATCACCTATAGCATGTATAAGTTTGCTCTAGAAGAGAAGCGCAGAATAGAAAGACAAGAAGCTAAAGATTACGTGAGTGGGGATGACGAATGAGTTTCCTCAAGAGAGCTTCTAAAGAAGAAGAAGTAGATATGAGCGCGGCTAATGAGGAGATGTACGAAAGGTTGTTTCCTAAGATCGGGCGCGATTTTGTGTACAAGGAAGACCTTAAGCGTATCCTTAGAGAGATGATGTTAGTAAGCGATCCTGCTGGTGAGAACCCTGTAGACTATGACTCTGATACTGAAGCTCGTAAACGAGCCTATGAGTACAAGCAGATACTAGACTCTGGTGTTGATGGTAGTACTCGTTTCGTTGATCTAATTGAACTAGATGACGAAGAAGACAAGCCAAAGAAGAAGTCAAAGGATAGAATAAGACTTCCAGAGGAGTTCTAAATTGGCCAAAGATGATGATGAAGACGAGAACAAGTACGAACATCTCTCGTTGATTATTAATGAGTTCGAGAAGGCAGCGCTTCTCTCAGAGAAGCGCGAAGGTGCAATGGTTGTTGCGCATGGACCTCTGACTGCGATGGATGCAATGTTAGAGTCTAGTGATGCTGTTCTTGCTAAGGTAGATACCTTCAGGGGCGGTGCGCAAGGCACTGCTCCCACCGAGACAGAGCAAATCGAAGGTTTCTTCAAGGGTGAAGGTGACCCAATACACCTGATGCAGTTTGATGCGGATATTAATGATTTGTTCATTAATGAGAAAGGAAAGAATCCTGTAGGGGATTACATCAAGAAGTGTTTAGGTTGCGATCTGCGGCTTCAGTTTGATTGGCAGTTGAAGCCAATTAATTTACTTGGTGGCATTCAGGGGTTGCTTGATGGTATCAATAACATTCTCGACGCCTTCAAGCTTCAGCTAACTCCACCTAAGAAGCTTCTTGCGCAGCTCTGTGAGCTGCTAAACATCCTTCAGAAGTTTTGCCTTCCCGATGTCTTGTCAATGCTTCTAGCATTAAAGATGTTACTCAAGAGATATATTAGTGACGCTATCAGCATTCAATTGGACTGGACAGTAGTATTAGGGCCGCTGCTCAAGTTTATTGTCGAAGCCATTGCGTCTCTTCTAGAGAATATTGGTGCAGTAATATTGGCGCCCTTGGACTGCGCTATCTCTGCACTTACAGCAGCAGGAGAAATAGAGAATGCAGCTAGAGAGCTTGCTGGGCAAGTCTCTATTTTTGCTCAATCTACGGCTGAGCAAGTTAAGGCTTTAGGACAAGGCAACCTGTTTCCTGGTGCGGAACTCTATGGCATGGCCGAAGATTACAGGTGGCACGGCTCCACAATAGGTGAGTCTAAGTATCCTGAAGCTCCAGAGTTCGGTGGTGCGTATGCTCAGGGCAGAGCCAAAGATCTGACAAGTATGTTCCATTTGAACATGAATGGTGGTAATACGAGTGGAAGTAGTGGTGGATTGCTTGGAAATTCGAGCGGCAACACCTTCCTAACAGTACCTACAGGCTTCAAGCTAACAAGAGATACCAAGCTTCAGGATGCTATTAAGGATCCTAAGTTCGCCGATGCTTCTTTTATCGATCAGTTTCTTTTGCCTGTTATAGATGCGCGCGACTATATCCAAGATCTACTAGATAATTTGATTAAGTCTATTAGTAGTGTACAAGTTCTAACTAGTGGTGGTCTTGCTGTCCAGATGGGTAATATCGGATTGATCATGTTTATCTCTGATGTCTATTCTCTGGGGCGGATGATTTTCAAAATCCTCAAAGATGGTATTGATGTTGATGACTTCTGCTCTCACTTAGAAGATCACCCCTACCTAGTTGAGAATGGTATTCGTGAGAACTTCCGCTCTCTTGGAGATGTACGTGTTACCTCTGACAAGGAGCGGCATGTATTGCTCTTGCAAAAGGGCCCTGATACTATTGGTGAAATCAAGACTTGTATCTCTGGA